ACGTTGCCACTAAAGTCGCCGGCAGCGTACAACGTCCCATCAGGCGCAACCAGCAGCGCCCATACGTTCGTACCAACCCCCAGCGATAGACCCACCTGGCTCCAGGCACTACCGTTCCACTTCCACACGTTCCCGCTCGACGTGCCGGCGTACAGCTCCAGCGCGGACACATAGTACAACGAGATCACATCTTCGGCAGGCCCACCGGCTGGAGCACTCCACACGCCGGACGGGGAACGCAGCAGCACATACCCCACGCCTGAGAGCGTGGCCAGCATCGACACCGCCTGAGTTTCGGTCGCAGTTGATGACCAGGCTGCATCGTACGATACAAACCGCAGCACGATCGGGCTATCACCCCGGCCGAGGTCGTCAGCCTTCGGGGCATAGTAGGCCGGCAGCTCGTAGACCGAGCCAGCCAGGCTATAGCGCAGCGTCAGCGGGGCGGCACGACCAATATCAGGGGTCAGGTATCGAGAGAGGGCAGATCGCAGCTGGGGCCACGTCGCCAGGCGCTTGGAGGGAGAGAGCGTGAGAACGATCTGACGCGGCCGCGCGCGCTGGTGCTGAAACAGATCAGCCGGAGCGATGATCTGCAGCTCAGGCGCACCGCTCCCCAGCTCCTCAACGACCGAGCACGAGAGATCGGCCAGGTCGATCAGCTCAGCGGTTACGCCGTCGGCGGTCGAAACCACGATTGACCACACACCAGGCATGGGGCAGCCTCACGTCATACAATGATCGCCGCACAGCTCAGCTGGGGCAGCCTGGGCGGCGTGGAAATCGACATCGACGAGCGGGATGCAGCTACGATGCACATAGCAGGCATCACGCAGATTACGCAGCAGACCCGATCGCGCCTGCGGGCTGCGCAGCCAGGCATCAAAGCGGCAGACGTGCGCGAAGTCCTCGGGGCTATGCTCCTGGAGCATCAGCCAGTAGGCATCGTCGTGATACGGGCAGATCCGGCAGGCCGAGCGACGAGGGATGGGCAGGCCACGATCTCGCAGCCAGCCGATACAATCGGCCGTGGTCATCTTGCGGTCAATCAGCGGATATTTGGCCACTTGCCAGCCCTGGCCACGCTTGCCGGCGCGCTCCCACTCATCATAGCTGATGCCATAGTAGTGCTCAGTCAGCACGCCGCCGCGCACACGTCGCCGACGTGGGCCATGCGAATACTGCACCCACTGCGCCAGATCATGATCGAGCAGCCAGCCAATCACCACGCCATCGGCCGGCTCAATCTTGTACTCGTTGGTGCATTGCCGTTTGAGCCGTGAGACTTTGCCCAGCTCGTCGCGGGTGAACAGCGGGATGCTGGCGAAGCGGCCAACCCCCGATTGCAGATCTGCAACCAGGCCACCACTCCTTTTCTTCGCAACCACCAGCTCAACACCCACGCTGGCCAGCCGAGCCGAGAGATAGTCAACCTGGCGGTAGACCCAGGATGGCTCATCGCCAGTATCGCAGAAGACCACCAGATCCATGATCGGCAGCTCGCCGAGCACCACCATTTCAGCCATACACGACGACTGCCGACCAGCGCCCAGGTGCAGCACACGCGCTTGAATGGCGCGCGTGCTCACAGCGTGCGCTTACGCACGCTCGATAGCAGCTGCGTAATATGATCGGGGAGGATGTCAGCCCGAGATGCGCCCTGCTTGCGCTGCTTCAGCGAATCGGGCGAGTGGTAGAGATAATGCACATACTCCCGCGTGGCCTGCTGCACCGACGCTGGAGCAGTCGCGCTATAGCCCCACGTCCCAGCAACCGAGATCTCGCTATCCACGTCGGCGAACGTCCACAGGTAGGAACTCATCAGCCGAATCCGCTGAGCGGGCAGCACATCGCGCGGCCAGAGCCGATAGGTCGACCCACCCAACACCACCCCATCACCATTGGTCAGCGTCGTAACGGTCAGCAGATCCGCGCCGAGGAGGAGCGACGACCCCTCGATCGCAGCCGGCCCATAGTGGCGCGTGGCGGTGGACGCCTCGAACGAGCGGCCGCACAGATTATCAATATCGCTCTGCGCAGACTCCAGCAGCGAGGTAATCAGCGTATCCTCACTCAGATCAGCCGCAGCGATCCCAAGATACAGCTTCACATCATCCAGGCTGCAATACATTACGCAGATCTCGCCTTCCTGTCCGATTCATCAGCTAACGCCTTCGAGCGCTGTTTGCTATCCGATGTGTCATCAGCTAACGCCCTCGATCGCTGTTTGATCTCTTCGGCGCGACCGTCGGCGAGCAGCTGACCGGCCATCCCCTCGGGCGCGTCCCACTCAGCGCCCTTCAGAAAAAACTCCTCGTTCGTCTCACGTCCACGGAAATCCTGCAAAAAGCGGATCAGCATGGCCCCTCCTAATCGTTATTGACCTCATACTCAACAACCAGGCGATATTCGCCGGCAGCCGTGGCGGCAATGCCGGTATGCCGCACAATCAGCGGCGTATTGGCCGGCAGCTGTGTGATCAGCAGCGTCAAGGCGGTTTTAGATCCAATCGCCTTGGCATTCTCAAGCGCCGTCGCAGCGGCCACCGTCACACCGCCCACCGCCACGCCCAGGCCGACCGTAGCGGCCGCTACGGTGCCAGTCGTCGCGCCACTATACAGCACATACGCCGAGAGCAGCGTGACGCGCCGAGAATGGCACAGCAGCGCCTCATCGATCGTCGCCGCCGCGCCATTGTCGATATTGAATAGCTGGCTGCGCACCAGCTGCCGGCCGTTGTCACCACGTAGCTTAAACGTCTCAGGCATCCTCTAGACTCCTCACGAGGGACGATAGAAGATCCGGCCGCTACCCCACCACCATGGACAGCAGCACGTACAGTGCAGTGCCAATGATCCAGCCCGCCACCGCAGCGGCGAGCAGCAGAAGCGCATCAATGATCAGCGCACTCCCACGCATGGCGCCTGACCTATCCTCTATCGCCCATGGTCACAACGACGATCACACCAGCACGTTATAGGTTTCGGCCACGCCTTCGGTATCGCGCTGCACCAGGCCGCAGCGAAGCATCGCCACGATCTGTGAGGCGTCGGCATCCGGCCAGCGCTGAGTCTCAATCGACACCAGACGCCGCCAGCCCATGGCCCACTGATCCCAGCGCACGGCCAGGATCGCGCCCAGCGTATTGCTGGCATCAGATGCGCTGACCTTGCCCGAGGCGTTGGCCATCATCTTGGCGCTGCGGAAGTGCATGAAGTAGCTGGTCAGCACGTTATAGCCCCAGATGCCCATCAGTAGCCCGTTCTCGATCGTGGCCGACAGGAAGACATCACGAGTCTTGACCGAGGCCAGCTGCATGGCCTTTTTCTGGACATTCGCATCAATGATAAAATCCACCTTGCGCCGGTCAGATCCGACCTTCCCGCCAGGCCCCATCAAGTACACGGTCTCAAGGAAATCCGTATCCGCAAACGCCCCGCCAGCGCTGCGGCTATTGGATGTCGTGGTCACAAGCGCGGATTTACGAAAGCCATTCCAGAGCGTGAACAGATCGGTAGCGCCAGGCGTGCCGGCGATGTTATTGATATTGGTCGAGGCAGTCAGATCAGTATCACCGTCGATCACCGCATGCTCGATCTGCTCAGCACCGGAGGTCTGGATCTGCTTGCGCAGCTGGCCCACCACCGGGATAAGCCCATCCTCCTCCAGCTCCCCATTATAGACCGTTCGCGCGCCAGCCTTCGCCAAGGAATGCACCGCTTTGCCGGTCGCCGCCTTGCTGGCCGTAACCGTCGCGTTCGGCCTGCCGGTCGTCGCATCAAGCGCTGTAGCAGCCGCGACGTTGTACCAGGTGGGATCTGCACCCTCCAGCGGAATGGTGAACGTTTCTTCACCTTTCTTGGCTTCGATCGACATACCCCGGCCCATGACGTTCTGGACGATCGCAGTCTCAGCGCGCACGGCCTCCCAAATCGCCGTGCTGTAGCCCTGGCCAATCCACTCGTCGCCATAGCCAGCCTGCGTGTTGTGCATCAGCTCATTCGCCTTGGTCGCGCTCTTGCCCGCATCGAGCATATCGGCAGACTCAATACCGACCATCTTCAGCGCCCGCCTGGCGTACTCGCTGCCTTCGCCGTCCTTGTCCTCGGCCACCTTAATAGCCGCCGCCTTGATGGCGCTCTCGCTGGCACCAAAGCGGCTATGCCCGCGCCGCTGCGCACCAGTCAGCAGCTCGACCATCATGCTCTGCTCGACCGCTCCAAGATTGTCGTACTTGCGCGTATCGCCGAAGTGCGCCTGCGCGGGCGGCTGGCCATCCATGTAGCGATCACCCGAGGGCAGCCGCCGCGCCTCCGATAGCTTCA